ATTTGAAGGCAAATAAGGCTTATAGTTTTCTACTATTTCAGTCGGCTTTAATAGTGGTAAGTTTTTAAGCCACAGCAGGGTTTTCTTACTATATTCGTGTCCGTACTCATAAGGTTGCACCGCTTGGCTATGTTTGGGCAACCCTACAACCTTTAACGGCACAGGGTTTTCAACTGCAATGTGCTTTATTGGTGCGTTTAGTAGTTTCATAAACATATCCTTCGCTTCCATTGCTAACTTAAATCTTTCTTGGCTTAAATTCCCTGCTGTTGGATACATCCATCTTGCACCTGCTTTACTCATATAAGTACAAGGTGGGTGTGCTATCATCAGGTCATATTTACCACTATAAGCCTCCTTTACTGCATCGCCTTGTATGTGCCATTCAGGGTGTCCGCCACTTGGTTCTTGTATATCACAACTATAAGCCTCTATTCCCAACGCTCGAAATGCTTTGCAAACTGTTTGCGATTCTTCACAGGCTACTAAAACCTTAAAACCGCCAGCTGCTAACATTGTATATACGTCAGTTGCGGTTTGTGCTGTATTTTTACTTTCTTCCATTCTACTAAGTTTTGTTTTTAATTCAAGGGTCCGTGCTTCTAATCGCAACCGAACGCATATACTTTACCGTTGTAAATCATTTTATCTTATAGTTGCTACCAGTTAACTCTTTCAACCTCTGCTCTGCTTCTTCTTTGGTTATGTGTTCAACATTCTTTAAATACAACTCCATTACATCGTTATTACTTAACCCATCAATCCATTCTTTAGAGGCTTGTAGTAGTTCTGAATCATCACACTTCTCTTTATACTCTATTATTTCAGCCCATTCACCTTTTTGATATAGCAATGCTTGATTTTTTGTGTCATTTAGACCAGCCCAAACCGTAAAATAACCACAATCATCACTATCTATTCCAATCTCCTTTCCTTCTATATTTATATGTTCATCATCCAATAAACAACTAACAACCTTCGCATCCTTATACCTCTCCTTTACTTCTTCAAGGGTTGGTGTTTCGTCTATAAACCCTCTTGCCTCTGCATAGGTCAAATAAAACTTTGTTATAGCTTCATCACTTGCAATTTCTATAAAGTCTTTTAGGGCTTTTTTTTGTTCTAATGTTTTCATAATCTAAATTTTTAGTTTAGACAAATATAAACATTATTTCTTTACCTCCTTGATTTACTTTGCATTTCTTGTAACCTCCTTTCGCTTTCCATCTTCTTGTCTAAGTCTTTGATAAAAGCACAATGGTTTAAAAGCTCTATTACTGTCATAGATTTGTAATAGTCGTATTTAGTACGATCACCGTTAGTAAGATTGTGAAGGGTTAGATACCACCCCCAATGCTGCTCAAATCCTCTTGAATTGCTGATAACTCCTTCTCGGTCTTTTCCACCTGTCTCTTCAAATAACTTTCGATAATTTCTGTTGAGTGTTTCGAGAGAAGACAAAAAAAAACAATAATAGGGTTTGCTATATCCATAGTCAAGTGGTCATAAAACTCCTCACTTGTTTTAACAAGGTCTAACGGCATATCCTTCCACCCCTTAATAGTTAGCTTAATTGGTCTGCAAACAACCGCTAAGAGTAAGTGTAAGTTCTTTTCTATTGTCTCAGGGTCTTTACTTAAATCCTTTATTAAAGTCATTACATCCATGTATTGACCTGCTTCTAAACTGTTGGCGTCTGGTTCTACTCTATACCACCTGCCGTTAACTTTGAACTTCTTTTTATAATGTCCTTTGTAGGCTTCATTTAAAAAGGCTAGTTTCTTTTGATAGGTCTTAACGTCTTTTAGACTTATCTTCCTAACCTCGTCTTTAGACAACCCCGTTACTACGTGTAAAGTGTGGATAATACTCTCTACATCGTTTAAATTCTTATAGTTGCTAGGTAGTAACTGTTGATACTGCCCTATTGTTATTTGCTTCCATGACTTAGGTAACTTCATCCGTTTACGTGTTTATACCAAAGCTCTCTAACTATCCATTTAAGAACCTCCCAAATTACTACTGTTAAAATAATGTCCGTCATATTATAGAGTATATTCCTTTAGCTTTTTCTGTTAAGTGCATTAACGCTACATATCTAATAGCATCCATACCGTGGTTAAATTTGTCCACAGGCTTGTTTAAACTGTTTCCTGTCTTATCTACCATCCACTTATAACTTCTGAACTCTTTACGCAAAGATAAACTTTTTTCTGTAACATTTAAGTTAAAACTCTTTAACGTCATTATCCCAAAGTGAATACTGTCTTTCCCTTTCTTCGTTGCCCTTGCGTTTATCCTCTGCCTGTAAAGTTCCTCAATACTCTTGGGCTCTGCACTATCGCAAATAATCTCGTCTTGCATCGTGTAACCCTTCTCTTTTAGTATATCAGCTATGTCGTGGTTAGTTAAACCTGTTGAATATAATACTTCGTCAAAGTACAATTCTCGATCATGTCTGTAAACATCTACCACAACCGTAGGGTCTGAACTAAAACCAAAGTCTAACCCCGTTGCTACTTTCTTTGCGTTCTCTGGTATCTTATCAACTACATTAACATTGTAAACTAAACCGCTTATCTTACCGTATTCACCTAGTCCGTAGATAGTCCAGAATTCAGGGTCTGTGTCTTTAAGGTATTCTATCTCCTCAACTAATGACTTAGGTAGAAACTTATTGTCTTTATAGTTAGAAACTATTACTTCAACGTCTCCTTTATCTAAAGCTCTCTTTTGTTCTAGTTCTGTGTTAATCCAAATGTCCTCGTCATCAGGGTTAAAGTCAATAAATACTTTGTCCTCTGTTCTCATAAGCAACTGGAAGAACTCTGCTTTATAACTTAGTTCGTTTGCTTCATTGCAATATAAGATGTTTCTTTTAGCCCCTCTTAGTTTCTGTTCGTCATCTGCTCCTATGAACTCTACTAGCCTATCTTTATATTTGTAAGTCTTCTTTGTCTTGTTGTGATCTATTAAGTTGTACCACCCTTCAGCGTGTAGTATCTCTTCAAAGTCTCTTATAACAGTGCCGTCTAAGTTGGTTCTATACTTCCTGACCGTAGTCCAAACCCCTTTAGGAATATTTTGTGTTTCTGAGAGTTTACCCGTAACCAACCAAAAAGCGCAAAGTTGAGCAATAGAATAAGTTTTAGAGGAACGTGTACCACCTCTGTTAACTACTATCTTTGCTTTACTGTCAAAGTTCCTTTCAAATACTGGTGTGCATTTCAATCTTCAGAGTTCCTTTTAATTTCTATCTTAACCTCTTTAATTTCGTGCGTGTTCTCGTTCTTGTTTTCTGTCTTGTCGGTTAGACCATTTAACCTTTGTGTTATACTTGGGTTATACTGTCCTACCATACCACCCTCTACTTGGTCTTGTCTTATAGATTTCTTTATACGTGAACAGATAGTAATATATTCGTTATATCTATTATCTGCATTATCAAAATATTGGTTAACACATCCTATCTTATCAAAACAATATACTTCAAACCCTGCCATTGTTAAAGGTCTTTCTAAATGTTCTGTTCTACTATAAAAGTCTTTACCTCCAAACACCTCTCTTGTTCTTGGGTTGTCTTTTACTTCTTTAGCATATTCTACAAATAACTCCCATAGCTTTTCAGGTGTCTCTATGTATTTATGTTTACTCATAATTAACTTCTTTACTCTTTTTCGCTAGTGTCTGGAAACTTCTGTACCACCTCTTTCTCCTTTCTAATGATCTCCAATAACTGAAAGTGTCTGTATATTCCATCCTTGTCATTTGCTACTATTATAAAGTCGTGTTTTTGTTCTCCGTGTTTATCGTAATATCTTTGTACAATCTCCTTAGCGCGTTCACTCGTCACATTCTTTTTCTTAATCGTTTGAACTGTCTATAAGTTATAGGTTGTTCGTTTATTGTTAAAACTACTGTACTAGGGTTTACTTTGTATCCTAATCTCTTTAGTTTGTTAATTTGCGAGTTTGCCTCGTTAATACTCTTCTTCGTCAATTCCATTCTTTTCTTTCTAGCACTTTCATAATCAATAAAACCATAGCCCTTAATGTCTGTCTTTTGCAAACAAGTTTTTAAATCAAATTCATTCGTCCTCGTATTCGTATCCATAGAAATATAAAAACTCTATTGGTTGTGTACTATCGTAATAGTGGTGTTCTTGTGGGATTATACCGTCTATTGGTTGCGTGTGCCATTGGTTATCTGTGTACTCTAAATCACCCGTTGGGGT